TCTCTTAGGAGTATTTCAGCATCTTGTTCAACTGCGAGAACTATGTTATACCTTCCCAACACTCACCTCCGGGCTAATTCCCAATATTGTCATAGGCATAGGATCTTTCTGTCTAATAAGTATTCGACCATTAGAGTTCCAAGAGGGTTTAAGCCTAATAGACTTAGTTCCAGTTAGAAGAGCAGTAGGTTCACCTAATTTCTCAAACTCTCTCTGCTTCATCTCAACAAATAAACTTGTAGTGGGGCCAATTACTAATCCTCTAGAGGCTTCAAACTGTACCTCAACTCTCACTATCTTCTTCTTTAATCCTTGAATACTTTGAGTAGCACTAGGAACAGCCATATCCAGAGTTTCAATATCAGTAGTATAAGGAAGACCAATATGAACTCTACTAAACTCCCTAGTAAACGTAACCCTACCAGCAGTAACAATGAGTGTCCTTACAACATTCCCATCACAATTTCCAACTAGAGTCTCCCCCTCCAAGTGATCTAACCCAACTACACTGAGGAACGCCTTTCGTACCTTACCGTACTTCTTATAGGCATTCCAAGTGGAGCCGTCTATCGCTTTATAACTTGCACCCCCAGAGGTATAAGTAGTGTATCCGCTACTATTGACACCTAAAGTAAATGCTGTAGTAGAGGTTACAGTAACAGTAAATCCCAACCCTTCAACCTGAGTCATTCCTCCAACATCATGAAGATGAACTTCATCTCCAGTTAAATAGCCGTGTGCTTGAATCGTTGTAACTGCTGCGGGATTAGCTGTAGTAATTGCACTAATGTCTTTACCGTTGGTTGCTGTGGCAATTTCAAACGTATTTGTTGCAACCTCACCAATTTTATATCGGCCTTGTGCTTGATCAGTTGGTTGAGTTTCAACTAAGAATCCGTCACTTGTTACATCAGGTTCCCACACAACTTCATCAATATCAACCAAATCACCATTAGAAAAACCGTGAGCAGTTGCAGTAACAACAGGGGGTTTAGCGGCAGTAAGGTTACTAATTGTAATAGGCGTATCTAATGAAAGACCGCTGTCAACAAAGAATGCATTTTCAGGTGCATCGTTAAATCGTTCACTGAGTTTCTCAATGTATCTAACAGTCTGTCCGTTAATCTTTCTCTTAACTACAAAGTAAACATCATCGTGGTGATGAGTAGGTGTATGTCTTAAGGTAATACACCTTTCAAAATCACCATTTGTATCCCAAGTAGTCCAAGCAATAACTTCTTGTTGTGCATTATATGTCATAGTGAGGACAATACCATCATTACGACACATAATAAATCTAGGTTCAGGATTATTTTGTAGTGTCCACGCATTAATAGTATTGGGGCCAAGAAGATGTTCTGCTAATAAGTTTAAATTCGTACCAATATATGCATCTTCTTGGAAGGAGAATCCCAAACTTCTAATACTTGATCTGCTTTCCACAGTATAGAAAATAGTTGTACCCAATATAAGTGGCCGTAAATAACTAGTTCCATAAAATGACTGTGGCTTCTGTCTAATAGTTGCTAACTCAAAAGCATTACCTGAACCACTATTAACTACCCACTCACTTCCACTCGTAAAAACCAATAGATCGTTCATCGGAACAAGATGTTTTATTTCATTAACTTGTCTTGATGCTAAGGTAGTATTGAAAGCATCACTTGCCCCTGAAGGGCTAGCAGCAGACATATTGGTTCTATCGCCTGTACGGGAATAATATTTAGTATCCGGTTTATTAACACTTCCGCCATATACTTGCCTTTGTTCAAAGTATGTGCTTGCTGCTGGAAAATTATCCTTAAACGAAAGAGGGTCAGCAAAAATAGGTGGACCTTGTGTAGTATCAGGGGTAAAGTTAGAATCTGTAAAAGCAGTTGTTTTAGTGTTACCTATGATTCCCCATATACCATCTTCATCCTTACGATAAATATTATATGATTCAGCACCACTTGATGCTGTCCAAGTAATAGCATTGTCTTCGGTAACATTACTGTTTGTAACTTTACGGGTAGTAAGATTAGCTGTACCAGAGGTGCTAGTTTCAGCAGTAAAATTAGTACCATCAGTCCCTAAGAGTTCAAAATCATTAGTATTTTTATTTGATACAATGAACCGTCTACCATTTATCTCTGTCATTTCAGTAAAAGAAGCAAGTTCTATTTCATCTCCATCAGAAAACCCATGAGAAGATTTTGTCACAACAACAGGATTAGCTGCTGTGGCACCGCCAACACCTGTCTGTGCCCCTACACTTGTAATTCCTGTAAGACTTTCTTCAAAGGTCTTATGCTTAATAGCAGTAATACCATACTCTCTGATAGCCGAAGCAGCACCTGATACAGTTACAACAACTACTGTAGGATCAGCTTGTGCTGGTACAAAACTTACATCTGTGATTGTCCAAGCATTGTGATCTGTACGAGTTAAGTCCCTAGCAGGATAGGTAGGATGTGTAATAGTCATGACATCAGCAGATTGGGTATAGTTGAGCTGGTCTAAGTCTGCTGTTGCATATAAAGTAGCTATTTCATATATCTTTCCAGCAGTACCCGCTGAACTATACGCTGTGAAAGCTGTACCGTTAATATTTGATCCAGTTACTTGATGGGTTAATGCAAATGTATTCGTAGTTTGACTGGCAACAACATATCTGTTACCGTTCAGTTGTATCATTCCTACTACATCTTGAATAATAACTTCGTCACCGTTTGCATACCCATGTGAATTAGCTGTAATTACTACTGGATTAGCTGCTGTAGCTCCTGTAATAGTCTTAGTAGTTTCCGTAACGTATGCATCATTTCTAATAAATCGAATATATAAGTTACCAAATTCTAGTACATACTGATCTGTAGTTTTAAATATGAATTGTATAAGAGCAGGTGTAACTGTATGTGTCTTAACTGGACCAATAAAGAGGGTTCCGGGTCTATTACTAATTCCACCAGTTGTGTGTACTATGGCATTACGTGCTTTAGACAATCCTGTATGATACAAAGTAGTATCAACCCGCCCATATAATGCAGGAGATATCTCACCCTTAGCGAATGAAGGCTGAATAGTAAGTGTCAATTAATCTCTCCCTCTTATATGCTCCGCCTCACGAGCAGGATCTTCTTGTTTCTCATTGGCATCAATAGAAGAAGCAAATACCATAGTGGATCTTGCGAATACAAATAAACCTTGTGCCAACTCCTTATCTCCTGTAAGACCAAAAGCAATATGAGCAGCTAACATAGAAGAAAATGCATCAATGAAATATGGCGTATACTGAAATGTATCAATTATTTCAGTTGTATAAATAGCCCTGGCATCTACACTATCAGTAAGAATGCTTTTAGTATTACCTGATATTTCAATACTAAAGGGAATAGGATCAGCAGTCTTAGAAATGGGGTGCTCTATAAAACGCAAAGACAGACAATCCGCCGGATAGACATATCTGTATGCCCAGTCATCTGAAGGATCGTCTGCATGTGTAGCAAGTGCTGCCCTTTTAGTCGCAAATCCCCAAGCAAATCCAGCTAATGTCTGTTGTCTAGCAAGAGCAATCCACCGATTAACTTCATTAGCTTCTGCACTATCTTCAGTTAAACTCTCAATGGTGGCATCTGCACCAACTTTAGCTAATGCTAGGTTTGCAATTTGTACCGTAGACAGTGCCATAGTTTAGTCCTTACTTGGTGTTCTTTTTACCGATCTTAGCTCGTGCCTTAGCCATGTTCTCTCTACGTTTATTAGCCAGAATTTCAGCCGCTTCTTCTCCTTCAGCCAACCTAGCTCGTAGCAGGTCATCGCCCTTACGTACTTCATCATAATCCTGTAAATTATCCAATACAGGTTCAACAACTACATCGGGTCTTTTACTTAAGATCTCAGCGGTTGATGGGAGATCATGCTCAAAATCATCTGAAATCTCATGAATCCCTTTCTTATATCGCTTACCACTTATACTTTGAATTTTATCCCTCTGGATTGAAATAGTGGGAGCAAACCACATATGTAAGAACTTAACTAACATAGATATCTCCTGTTATAGTTGTTTTAAAACGGCTACCAAAACCATCATTTACTGTATCAATTGTCATTAGCGGGGCAGTACAAAGCTCTGTGCGGAGATTAGGCTCGTTATTCTCCGCATACATTGCGGCGAATATTTCCTTAATATATTAATCATATACTGTTGGTGTCTTCTATATCCACACGCTGGGGGGTGGACGGCTACTCTTGTTCACGGTGCGCGGCACAGCATAGGCACCCCTCCCCTTACGGCGGGCAGCATCCCTAGCCCTCTGATTGCGTTCCCTCAACAACATCTCCTTGCCCACTTTTGAGAAGTCGTGGATAGTGGTATCCGGATGGTCTACTCCCTCCGGGGTCATGTCCATATCGCGGAGTTTCTTTAGGCCCATTCCGCCGGGCAACACCAACGCCGCGACGAGAGTACCTACGGATTCTCCCCATCTTTTAACTTTCTTTGCATATTCTGGATCGTCTTTATGAATGTGACCGGCTCCCTTGAGGATCTTTTGGTTCTCGGCAGCTTCTTCAGGTCCGCCTCCCTCATTGGGAGGACTTGCTTTCTTTCGTACTAATCCGCCTTCTTCGCAGGGAATCACGGCTCCACTTGCGTCGCGACAAATGCCTTGCTCCTTATTAAAAGGAGATGGAGCTTTACTCTTGCTTTTTCCAAATACACTCATTTTGATGGTCCCGGTCCTAGCCAGTTAAAATTCTTACGTCCAAAATACCTAACAGCCCTTCGTCTCCACCAAGCTACCATATAGCAAAAGATACACCAGGGGCTACGAATACAGTTTTCAAACTTTTCATTAGCGTTCTTAAAGTCTTCCTCATCTCCACCTAAATAAAAGTCTTCATCGTGGTCATTACAACACTTACGCATTGATCCTACAAAGGGAAGCCAATCTGGTACACCACTACATCCATCACCATATTCAGGTTTCCAAGGAGGTGGGTTAGCTTGTTGTTTAGCCATATATCACCATTAAAAGAAGAGGTAGAGGAGGGGAGGAGGATTAACTCCTCCCCCAGAGGGTGCAAGGAAGTATACTCCCCTGCCTCTATTTCCCCCTATTAGTTATCGGCATCTGGATAGGAAGTCCATCCATGTGCATCTGGGCTAATGAAAGCATTGACAGCACCCGCAGTAAGGGCTTGGCCAGCAGTTTCTTTAACCTGGAAAGCAAGGTAGCGTTCGTAATCTGGGCCACCTGCCGGAAGCACAAGACTAAAGCTGTACCCAGCAACCAAAGTTGCAACAGCAATAGCATCCGTCTCTAAGTGCTTAGTAGCTGTACCGTTAACTGCAATAGTAGTGGTCGAATCTGACACTACAAGGAAGGCAACAGTAGCTGAACCGCCACTGGTGACTGCCGTATCAATCGAAATATGCAAATAGACCGGATGGCCCTGTCCCACATCACGAGTAACAGCGCCCATGTCGATAATATCACCAACATTGACGGTAGTGTTATTAGGAGTCCCAACAGAAGTAGCGTCAGCAAACTCCGTACGTTCATCAAGAATCATAATTTAGGTTCCTTTCTTACGTAACCCGTGCTTCATCTGCGGAGAGTGCATCACACCTACGAATGGGGATACCATGGAATCGTTCAGTCCACCGAATATCGCCAGCATTGGTCTCCGAAGTCAAGAAGCTTGAAGCACCGTCAACCGCAACCTGACGAGCTACCATGGTAGCAACATCACGGGACATATAGAAAGCAGGGCGTCCGCTGTTGAGATTCGGGATAAGCCGCATGGCTTGGAACATAAGGTCAGGTAAGTCCGCACCAGAAGCATGGGCAGGAGCCAACAGACTCTTATCAATATTAGCAATACGAACAATGTAACGCCAGTCACGAACAGTCAGACCAGCTTTCCACTGATAGTGAGTACGATAAGCTTCCATCCGACCCGTGTTAGAGCCGTCAGAAGCATCCTCAAGAGTAACAAGACCCTTGTCAGTTACCTGTAGACCAGCAATACTGCCCTTTGGGATAATACCATGACAGGTGTTCTCGCCCCAAACAACCAACCAAATAGTGTTGTTATCGGTATTGGTGCCGCCAGCATCAATGATGTTGTCAGCATTCTCTGGACCGCTAATGTCATTAAAGCGAGGACCAAGGCCCGTGAACTCTTCAGGAGCCGTGTCTTCATTACCGTAGAACAATGTAGCAGCCATCTCCTGAGACAAGCCTTCAATGAAAGACATCTCTTCAGACAAACGCCACATCGCACTACCACCATTAAGATCGGCAAGATCCTTATCAATTTCAGCATAAGCTTCCAAGTTACCAACATTGTCAGTCACCTGAACGGTCGTGCTCTTATTGGGCTGGACACCGCCATATAGTTTACGCCACGTAGGAGCAGGAAGCCCACTACGAATCGTAGTTCTGTTGCCCGTTGGAAGGTTGCCTTCAACCCAAACCATATCATCTAGAACCTCATTAGTCTCATTGAGCATCTCAACAATACCAGCAATCTTACCATCCGGGTCTTGTCGTTTAGCCAAATCCAAAAGCGTAGGATTCGAGGCCTTTAAAACAGCCATTGTGTTTCCTTTCTAGCGAGACAATTAGCTCGCCATAGATGGGTACATAAGAGCAGCTTGATTAGGTTGTTCGCCGCCCTTACTTCCACCGGGAAGTATATCATGTTCCTTTGTAATCTTTCCTATCTTATTTAGGAATCTAATCATTTCAGGATGATTACCTACACCAGTGGTTTCCAACATAGATTTAAAACCATCGTTTCCGAAGGCGCTAATAGCTTCCTTAGCATTAACCAAGGTCTCAGTAAATACTTTACCCCCGAACTCAGAATCACTTTTTGATTGATCTACCCACTCAGTCATAGTATTTTCCCAAGCATCAGTTAACGCTTGCGATTCTTTTTCTGCGAACCCAGCTTGAAGATCAATCAACTCTTGTGCCTGTTCTTGTGTTAAGTTTAAACCCTTAAACACAGGTAAGGCTTGCTCCAAAAGTTCTTGGTTAAGTTCCATAGTTTCAGGAACAGTAAAGTCTAAATACTTTTCAGGAGCGCCTTCAGGTTCGTCAGCTTTGCTGTCCGTATCCTTGGTGTCTCCATCTTCAGTATCAGTGCTAAGAAGTGAAGAATCATCTTTCACTTCTAAATCAGTATCCGAAGTAAGAACAGTATCGGTTGTATCTACAGTAGTATCGTCTGTCACAACTGTATCTGTAACTACGGTATCATTAGGCATTCTTTGCTTCCTTAAAGAGTTTCATATAACCATTCTTATCAGCTTCATCAATCTCTGCCAGTAACCACAAGGCAAGATCTCTTTTACCAGAAGCAATTGCCATGTAATGTGAATCACGATCAGAAATTGTAGCCAATAATTTACCTGCTTCTAGAATGCGCCATAATACTCTACAACCTTGTGGCGTTGTAATGAGGTAGTGAAGATCTGCAAGTTGTGTTTCCCTAATAAGCTTAAATTTATTTTGCTTACTTTGAACTTGCTTTTCATCCCCTACATCTTCTGTCATTCTAAAACTTCCTTACCTGTTTTTGCAACATTAGCAATTTGTTGTATCTGTTCTAATTCTAGTTGCTGTTGTTCTTGTTCAGCTCTAGTTTGTCTGACTGCCGCAACATCTTCATCACTAAGAACAACGGTAGGAGGAACTCCAATAGCTCTACTGTATTCATCTATAGCCTGATCAGCATCAAACTTATCTGCTGCTGTAGGCCAACCAGTTTGAACAAGTGAAGAGGTAAAGCCTGCAAGCTTTTCAATATTAGTAGTAACAATTGCCTTTTGTGCCATAGCAAGAGTAGAAATAAATCTTACATTAAGGGGTTGTCCTACAAGTTCTTCAGGAGCGGGAGGTAATATATCAGCCGCTACACACTGATTAAATAGCCTATCAAGCATAAGTGCTTGAAACTCACCCTGTAATCTCTCCAAAACAGGACCAAGCTGTGTTAATCTTTCTCGGTCTCTGTGTGTTAAATCTAATTGATTCTTTGGCTGAATACCCTGCATCTGTGTAATAGCCATGAATAAATCAACAAAGAATGCACTATTAATTCGTCTTTCAACAGCATCCATATCAAGTCGCAACTCTTGCAACCGAGGATCTACTGTGTATACTGGCTCAAGTCTTTGTTTAGTATTGTCTCCTTCATAGATTACAAGGCTGCCAGGAAGACCACTTACTGCAACATTTCTAACATTAGGCGGTCCCTGAAGTGGAGGATTAACCATTTTATCAATAGCTTGAGCTTTACGTTTTTCTTCAATTTGTAATTGTTTAACATCACCAAGAGAAGTCATACCGGGACAATCAACCCCATAAATATCTCCCTCAGTTACTTCCCACCTACCTGCATATCCTGGGAAGGTATCAAACCCACCTTTAGATAAAAACTTATTTGTATCAATCCCAGTATTACCGGGTTCATAGTATACAGATATAAAGGCTTTATTAATTCCAAGAGGACTTTTCTCTTTGTAGTCTTCATTAGGTTGGATGAAGTGTACTAGTGGATAATAAGAACTATAGTTGCCGTTATCATAAGCATCTCGAACTACTTTACTTATATTCTCTAAACCAAATTTCTTTACAATTTGGATAACAGGCCACTCATATTCTCTAGCAACAGTATCAATAACCAATCTGTCATTCTGTGCCAGCATATATGAACCTGCTGTATGGGTATAAAACCTTGCTACATGTTCAAAATCATCAACATGTGTCATAAAAGATGTACCAAACAGCAGTAGTTCTTTAAGAAACACAGGAACCATATTGTAGAAATTACCATCATTTAAGATTGTACGTAATATAATTTCAACCTTATATAGCCAGTCTCTAACATCTTGGCTTTCCATCAGATCAGGGTTAAACGTTTCCAAACCAAACCAAGGTCTTGAAGGATTCATAGTCCCATTAAACATACCAGCAGTACCAATCCTAAGTGCCTGTGTGCCCGCACTATTGATAATAGCTTGATGTCTTTTAGCTCCTTTGTTTCGATCCGTTATAAAGAATCGTCCTTTACGTGGAGCAATAAACTGTTGTAAGTCTTTATAGTGCGTAATGAAACTCTGACGTTCCAACCGCATCTGAGACACTAGTTTATTAAAATGTTCTATTCCTGTAGAATGTGATGGCACTAGGTAGTCCTCCACAGCTTCGAGAGGAGTTGATTCTGGCGGGCGGTGTCTGGATTTCCTAGAGGTTCATTATCCCCCAACAACCCCCGCCCCTGACTATTAGCAGGAGTAATTAAACCTTGTGGTGATGTATTTATAAGACGAACACCACTTGCGAGCCTGATCCGCTCTCGATTCTGTCTTACTAGACTCTGCCCTACGTTAATTCCTTTAGGAAATGCGGGAAGCGGTTTTACAGCAGCAGGAGCAGGAATTGATGGAGATGATGAAAATAAGCTCATGTGTTATCCTATGGGATCATATTCATGTTTATAAAAAAGTGGTTTTGATCCAGAAGATGAAACTGAAGATATGGAAGCTGCATATGTAAGTGCAAGAGCATCAGCGATATCAGGACTTTCTCCTCCACGCTTTTTAATGTCTAACTTACTTTCTAATTTAATCTTTCCGTTATCTGTAAAACCATATTGACGCTGTGTAAGTTCATCTCGAATTTGATTATTTCGAGGGAGACAAATCTTATCAAGGCCTGTTCTCATTCGGCCCCATATCTCATCACCTTTAGCGCGATAACGAGAATTAGTTGGCCGGGAACCAAACTGTACTTCAATAGGATTGTAGCCAAGTTCACGCAATCTATCGATAGGCCCCCCACCGACACCCCCGCCATCGATAAAGATAGCACCACATGGTTTTCCTACTGCTTTAAACGTATCAATCATTTCAATAATACGACCAACAACCTGCATACCATCCAGACCATTGTAGGACTTATAGGGCCAAGTACGAGCATCTGCTCCAATACGAGGATAAATCACTGTATTATTATCACCATAGCGAGCAACATCAACACCAATAATAAGCGGAGCATCTTCCCCTTCGGGAAGTTCTCTCTTCTGTGCCCACTCAACATCTTCACTGTTTATAAACTGTACACTACTTTGTGAGGGGAAAATCCCTCTCACCTTAACTTTAAAGAAGTCGCTATCAGCGCCGTAATCTTCAAGCCATTCTTGTATAAGTTCTGAGTTTGTTACCTGAACAGACCGACTATCAATTGATCTTACAATGTGGCGATCTTTAAATTTACCAATACAGTTGTTGTAGAACATCCCGTCATTACGAGTTGGATTACCGAAGTCAAATGTCATCGGCTCACCATCAGTTGCGCCACCAGCGCGAGCTTCCCAAATCTTCTCAGGTATGCCGGATGCTTCATCGAAGATAAAGAAAGCAGTAGAGTTAGCAGCATGTAATCCCTGAAAGGCTTCACTGTTTTCTTCTCTACATGTTTGTGCTGTAGCAAACCACAGTTCCTTGAAGCCTTTCCTGCTAAGGAACATAGAACCCTTACCACTGTTGTAGTCATATAGGTGGGAAGTTAGAGACAGCCTGTTCCACTTACCCAATTCAGCCCATGTCTTAGTTTTAAGTTGATCCCCTGTATTGGCTGTTACAACTCCTTTAGAGAATGGGCGTGTATCTAATATGAACTTAATTAACCAAGCAACTAACGCACTCTTACCAATACCGTGCCCGCTACTTGTAGTGAACTTAATAGGCGCAACAGCAGTACGTCCATCAAACCCCCTCTTCTTAATCTCTTCACCAAATTGTTCTAGAAATTCACAAGCCCAAATATCTGGACCAAACTTACTATTGTAGCGTTCTTTCCAAGGACTTTGTAATTCTACAATCTGAATAGATGTCTCTGTATCCCAAGGGAAAATATACATAACATACCCAAGAGGATCATCATAGAAGGTGCTAATGTCTTCCATAAGCACTTGATTATTTGTCACTTAGACATTCCCGTAAGTTTACGGAACCAATATTGATCATCAAGAAAGATGTCTAGGTTTGCTATTTCTATCTTAGTCATAACATCCTGCCGCTCATTACTTATTCTTCCTAGCTTTGGCTAGAGCCTTGCGGTCATGTTTTTCCTCATCAGTCAGTCCGCTTAGGTCATCGAGGAAGCTGCCGAGGCTTTCAGTGTCGGTCATGATCTCTCGTATATCTTCACGTGACATATCGCCATGGCGCACACTACCTGTATCCACAGTGGAGCAGGCTGCAAGGAGCAATAGGGTCATTATTGCGTGGCGATGCCATTTACCTTTGTGCATGAACCAAGCCATTATTCAGGCTCCAAAAACTTTCGTGCTACCCACATATACCGAGGTGATCGTAGTTGCCCCCGAATATACAGATTGTATCTGTGTACTCCCGCTGTAGATATTTAATATAGCAGCGGAGGAGGCAGCGATGTAGTAGCTAGTCGTGACCGGACGCAGCAAACCAACAACACCAACGTCCGATAGATCAAAGTCTGTGAACGCCATTAGCTAAGTCCCAATGAGTCGATGCTGACGTTGGCGACAGCGGCGCTAGTCTTCGTCATCTCTACAATAACGTATGCTGATTGAGCGTCATTTGTCGTCAAGGTAGTAGAGGTAATGGTCTGAGATATAGTGGCGGCAGTCCCGACGACACCAGCAGTTTGCAAGCCGTACCCTGTATCCACGCCGCTTGAATTTATCGTGTATAACTGCGCCTTGATGGTGACACCGGGGGTTGTGGATGTCGTGAATCCGCAAGAGAATGTCAAATTCGCAATCGCTGGCAGTGAAATCGCAAAAGTCTCAGCGTAAATGCCCGCATTGGTATGGCTGGAGAAGTTCCACGTTAACTTGTCCGCAAAGCTAGAGCTTCTGTTGATTATGACCGGGTACGCAACAGTCGTCGAGTTCGATGAGAACATTAATTGACAAGGTTTATTACTCTGTTCGTCAGCTAAGATAGTCACTTTAGCAGGAGCGCCGTAGGGAAGGCTCGCTCCAATTTTACCAAGTGTTGAATCCATCGTCTCAATTGATGTCGATCCGTTTAGCAGTTGGGCCAAGAAAACTGCTCTATGGGCACCAAATGATGTTTGTTTAAAGGGGCTTGTGTCCGTAGTAGGATTACTGGCCGTAGATGGTGTTAGTACAGATTTATTTGCTCCTGCAGAATCAGTTTGGCCCTGAAGGACATCTTCACCAAAATACACCACATCCCATGAAGAATACCAAGATAATTCGTTCGTTAGTGATGATGATCCAGGCGTGTAAGTGCCTAACTCAGTCATATCTGAAAACAATATTTTACCTTTACTTGCGAGGTGATAGCTTGCCTTTAATTCAAAATCCATGGTATGCGGAGTAGGTACACCAGAAGATAGATTGGCTTGGCTCCCTTGAGAGTAATATTCTTTAAGTTTAAATTTCCACCGGGCACTAGCAGTCGATTTATTTGTATGAAACGAAATTAAGTCCGAATAATACTGATTTGACATAAAATCTACATCGAGAACAGATTGTGCTGGACCGGCTGACTGATAATTATAAAGTCGGAGATTTGGTGTACTCCAGAAAGCAGTATTTTGTTGTAGTGTTATGTTGCCGGTGGCATAAATTGTCGGTGGATTGGCCGCCGCTTCATATCCGGTAGCTGTTCTTAGCGTTATATCATTACCATAGATATTCCCACCGCCCGCTAAGAATGAAAGTTCTGGTGCATTAATAGTTAACGGATTACCGACACTATTAGTGTTGAAACCGCTCTGTCCAACATTAGGATAAAAGGTTTTGTTAGCTGTGGCTAAGATAGTCTCTCCACCTTGAGTAGTCTCATTTATCCACCCTGCCGTGATTGTAATATTATCGCCAGCACTAAATCCACTACTGCAAAGATAGATATATGTACTACTCGGTAACTCATAGTCAGTATCAAATAACTGAGAGCCGAAGGTTTGGTTAAGATATGGTACTATTGTTTTCCATACCCCTGACGCGTATGACGTATTAAACTGGCTGCTGTAAGAGTGAAGATATAAGAATCGGTTTGTTTGGATCGTTTTAATTCTAAGCCATTCATTGCCGTGCGCCGAGACTACATTATACCTTTGTATGTTGGCTGCAATGCCGTCGGTCAGCGTTACACTAGCAAACGTTGTGCTTGCTCCCCAAAATGTGTCTACTGCTAAACCTTTGATTCGTACTTCATCACCATTTGACAAACCCAGCCCTGACTTACTAGCAGAGCCAGCACCACTTGATGCTGATAACGGAAAGGGATATGCATAAGTACCATTTTGTGTAGTGCCATCTACCGTACCATGTATGCCGCCAATCGACGCATTGATATAAGGATCAATCCATTTTATCGCCATGGCCCAGCCTCCAGTGCTACAGCTTCAATGAAAGCATTTTCTTTTTCTGCCTCTGTCGCATTAAGAATATCAAACGCTACTGTGATTCCTAAATCACTAGTCTCTCTACAAATGTCATCGTCATCCAACACAGCAACAGGAACTTGAACAACCATCCCCGTTTCAACTGCATTGAAACTGTATTTATAATACTGTTTCAAGAGGCCGTTCACTACCGTTCTCATATCATCCTCACGTTATGAAGTAGATCGTGTTAGCATCTGGTGATCCAGGCAAGGAAGATACCACTGAAATTGATTTACCGTCCACACTCGCTG